TCGTACCATCCCTTCTTTGCTTTGCCTGCAATAGAAGCAGCGCCAAACTCTTCTTTGCTTGGTAACTGCTTTAAGATATTTACAAATTTAGATGCAGTATCAGATCTGAATTTTGCTTGCTCTTCTGGAGTTAAATTTTTAAGAGCTTTTTGTAAAGTTGCCGCTTGATTTGCTGGGATCTTTACCTCACGCTCACCAACCTTTACAGGTATTACAACTTGAGCAGGGCCTTCTGGAGTGATGTCCATAATCATTCCAGCTTTACGCAATCCCATTTCAATTACATCTGCAGTTGCTGGTGCCAATGCTGTACCTACTGCTTTTGCGCCTTTAACTCCAATTTTGATTGCTTCTGGTGCTCCAACCACTGGATTAAATTCACCCAGCTTGCCAGCAACCTCTGCGGTTTGTTGGCGTGTTGCAGCGTTTAACGCACCAGGCGGCACTACTGGTGGCAGCTTCTTGTTCATATCTTCGGTGGTCGGCAACACGGTCTTACTTTCATCACCACCGGACAACAAGCGCACCAAGCTCTCAACATCACCAGGCAACCCAAGCGATTGGGCAACCGTTCCACGCAGCGCACCAGCCAGTGTATCTGCCAACCCCATTGCAGGAACTTCAAAGCCGCCGGCAGCCGCAGATTGTGCTTTAGTCACACCACCTCTGCCAAGGCGAACGCCGGCATCAGTGCGCGTATCACTTGGGCCTGCTGCAAGTTGCACGCCTTCTAGGCTTGGTTCTTCTTCGACCATAGGTTCAGGCTGCGCGGTAGGGAAATAACTCTCTACCATCATGTCAATATAACGCTGTTCAATCGGGCTGTATGCCATGTTACTTTCCCTCTGATATTTTTATCAGACGCTCAATTTCAGTAATTTGTTTTAATGCTTTATCTTTTTTGCTTGGATCTTTAATTTTTTTTGCTGCTTCTATTAGTACCGGTAACGTCTGTTTATTTACCGGCCCAGTAATCCAATCACGATCTTTCTTTGGTTTGCCATCTCTATCAATCGCAAACTTATCCAATGATTCTTTTGCTTGTTTTGCTTCTACTGAATTTGTCTTTTCGAGAATTTCTTTTTCCATCTTGTCGATTATCTGTGCCTCAGTCAACACCTTACCTTCGTTATTGGCGTCTCTTTCAATTTCAGCCGCCCTAACTTTTAATTCTTGTTTACGTTTAAACTCTTCGCTTTTCTTGTCAATAACAAACAATCCTCCAGGCTCCGTTGGGAAACCTGCTAATTTATTTAAACCAGTATCAAGTGTGCGCAAACCTTCTTTATTTTCTGTGCGTAGTGCCTTTAATAACGATAAGCGCTGTCTTGCATTTAAACCTGGTATTTTATCTAGCTGTTCTGTGGTTGTGATCTTATTATCAAATATCATTTTTAATGCATTGTATTCAGCAAACGGATTTCCTTCGCCTTCTTTCTCTGGCTCAAGAAGATCCTTTATTGTGCCAATCGGTAGTGAACCAGGTGGCAGCGCCATTAGTTTTTTTACTAATGCCATGCGCGTTGGATTTTTTGGATCTTTAATTGGATATATTTGCTCTAGCAAATCAATTGCAGCTGCTTCGCCATTGCGCTTTTCTTCATCGCGTTTGTTTCTTTTTAATTCCTCTCTAGTATTAGATGCAATCATAAAATCAGCAGTGATTTTTTTAATAGAGTCAGAATCAAGAGTTTTTAACAAATCACCATACTTATCAATAGTCCTATCACGAATATCTGTTAAAGTTTTTGATGGATCATTCAAAAACTTATCACCCAATAAATGTTCACTAATTACATTTATTTTTGCATTAAGTATAAAACCATCAATTTTTCCAAGATGTTCTTTGTATATGTTTGCGTCGCCAAGAGTAATCGCCGCGCTAAGAGTTTCTTCGCGTATTTGATTTAGACGATCATCAACTGTTATTGGCAAATTAGTTTGCGGGTCAACAGTGGCTCCATTTTTAATTACATCTTTAAGTCTTTTTTTGTCATCTTCAATACTTCCATAAAATTTTATTTCATTTAACTCTTTATTTTTTTTAAGTTGGAATTCATACGCCGCACTTAAAACTGTATTGCCATGTGCAGCCATAGATGCTTGGAGCTTTATTGCAGCCGTTGGGTCTACAGCTGACAATGCTTTTGAAAGACCTTTAGTTACAGAAGTAATTTCTGTTTTAATTGATTCCGGTGTTACACCAGGACGATTGTTTTCAAGATTGTTTAACAATCTAGAAAGAACTGTTTTTCCTTCAATTAAAAAATGATTAGTAAGTTCTGCGCTTCTTGCTTCTTGAACAGCTTGATTAAAAAAGCTAGGCAAGTCTCCTGATTCTTTACCAATACCACCGCCAAGCGTAGGACTAATAATTCCACCAGCTGCTAAATCTATTTGCTCTCTTGTTACTGGATTTTCTGCTACATATTGCAAACCCTCTTTCATACGTTTTTTACCGCTAAACTCTAAAACAGTAGACCTCATGTCATTTAAAATTTGCGCAAGCGTGTCAGACTCTCGTGACTGAACATTAGCCGCAACCATGTAATTGGTTTGCTGTTGGCTAATCTGCTGCATCGGCACATTACCGACTTGCCTAGCCTGCACCTGACCTGACATCAATCTAGTAGCCATATTTAACCTAAAGTAGAAGGAGCTTTTGCGGTTTTAGGAGCGTCACCGCTGCCTACTTTGTAAGCATCAATGCCGCCCCTAATAAGCGTTTGCGTAGCCATTAAACCACCAGTGCTACGCGCAGCAGATGCCGCCAAATTGTACTGACCTGTTTGCTGTTTCGCAGAAAACTGATTAACAATGTTCTGTATCTCTGTTGACTGCATCATTGCAGACGCATCTTCAAAACCCATTACCCTTGCAGTCAATGCGCTTAGATCAGTAATACCAACATCAAACATTGTGTTTGCTATATTTTGTTGCTGGATAGCAGCAGCAGAACCTTCGCCAAATGAAATACCAGATGCCGCAGCTCTAGCGCGAACAGAAGCATTTACTGCTCGCATGTTTTTCAACAATGTATTACCAGCAATCTGGTAATTCATAGCATCAATTTCTGCTCGCTTTAATGTGCGACCTGCTTGAATGTTTGCGTGCTGCTGAGAAAATGTAGCATTAACTTCTGACACAGCCAGCGTATTTCTTGCCTGCAGTAAGTAACCTGTCTGCTGTTGAATGGCAGCAGCTTGCTGCGCCTGGGCTTGGCCATAGGCAGCAATGAAATTCACACCGGCTAAAGTTGGATCTGCCATATTATGTTCCTGAATAAACGGCGACTCTGTAATCAAGTCCAAGCAAATTCATTTTTAATGGTAGGTTTTGTGCCACCTCAATTGCTTGCTCATTACGATAACCAAGCACTCCATTAACGCGTTTAATCCCTGTAAACGTAGGCACCGCCAGATCAAGCAAAGGATTGTCAAGCGTCCTAGTAATAACTGGTTGATCATTCATTAGCATGTGCTGTGTATCTTTAAGTACAGCGCTAATTTCAACAATCCTTTTTTTAAACGACACCCTACTACCTGTCTGTAATTTAATCTCAACCGGCATGGTTTTGACGTACACAGTAATCGGCAAGCCAACTTCATAGCTAGTTGTTGATTCACGATCAAACGTCACAGCGCCACCAGCGCTAACTGTTTCATTTGATTGCGGCACGCCATCAGTAATCACATTAAGAGATTTGCCAATGTGCGGCAAGCCGCTGCCAACGCCACCAGCTGATGCGCCCACAAATGCACAATCTGTATACAGGTCGTCTTTAAACTGCTCAATAAAGTACCTTGTTGTTCCATTAAATACGCGTTTAGTAACTGCATAAATTTGTGTCACATCTACGCCAACATCAATAAACTCACCATCTGTTGTGAACTCACTTGGTGATGTAATTTGCTGGCTACGCATAATTGAAAATACAGCCATGCTGCCATCGCTAGTGTTTGTCATCAGCAACAGATCTGATTCATCTGTGCTTGATGATTTACGCAATGCAATGCGCTGTGGGCTTTTAAGTAAATGCCCAGCCAGCAAAGATATACGCTGCGTAATATAGGTGAGCTGTGTATCAGAGAAGACAAACTCATTAAGAGATTTGCCTTGGCGCTGGATATAAACCGAACCAGACTCAACCGACTGCACTCGCGTGCCAGGCTTAGATCCATTTCTACTTACATTTTTAAATGTAAACGTCAGTGGCGTTATCGGGTCAGTGCCTTGCTGCGGCACATAAAATTCGCCGCCGGTAGTAAACACCTGGAAGTCACGCGAACTAACAATATCAATAATAATGTTTAGGTCGTTAGTATCTAACGTGGCCTCAACAGCATCATCATCAAGCGACTCATTAGGAACAAAATCAAAAAACAAACCAATCTTGCTACCCCATACCGTAGACGGCCTAGACTTACTACCGCCAAAATATAATCGCCCTTCATGAAAAGTAACGGTGCGTGGCCAGCCTTTAGTGCTTGACCACACATCCTCATATCCGCTTTCAACTTCCCAGCTACCCTGGGGAATATTACTTGTATTAAAAAACGGATATTCAACTACGGCTTTTACAATAGTATTACTAACATATTCAACAATTCTAGCCCTGCCTTGGGGCGATGCATTTATATATTGATTTACACTTGACGCAGAAAACGCAGAGTTCTGTGAAGTTAAAGTCACGTTACCTGAAACAGCGCTCGGTGTTAAATGGCCAGAAGTCGGTGTTGTTGTTGTTAATGTAAAAGCATATTTTGGAATACTATCAAATGTAATTGTTGTTGCTGTCCAAGCTGTGTTGCTTGTTCTAGTAATCCTTACCGGCTGAATATCAGGATGCACGACGATCAGCGTGTCGGCGCTTTGCGTCCAGCACATATCATCAACGATGCTGCTGCCTATAGTGGTTGTTAAATATGGATTGCCACTGCCGTTAATATTTGTTTGTACTACGCCATTCTTAACCACATACATTCGGTTGTGCGTAAACACAAGCATATACGAATCATCCACAGAGAATTGGAATGAAACCATGCGCACGCCATTACCTGTGGATTCCGTGCTTGTATTTGGTAATTCATAAATATGCTTCAAGCCAGGGCGACGACGTAACCCACCTTGCGGCTGGATCAATACATTCGTAGCTTTAGACAAAGCGTTAGCATATGCCTGCAGATCCACTCGAGCACGCAACAGCGGATCTAATTCGCCAGTGCTAAAGTTTGTGGTGAAGTCTACAAAGCGCGGCATCAGTTCCTCACTGCTATTAGTGTGTAGTCTTCAATCGCTCTTGTCGGTTGACCTTGCGCATCAATCTGCGTAGCTGTACGGAAAAATCCACCTCGGCCATTTTCGGATGGATCACCCACAGCTTTACGCTCCCAGCGCAATGATTTGTCTTGTTGCTCAGTAATAGGCTCGGCCAAGTGCCAAGCCATCATGTACTTCATTAGCTGCACAAAGTATTGTGGCCAGGCAAATTCACCAGCCGAGTATTGATAATCTATAAAAACAGATTCTAGGTTTGCCAGTAATTGATCGCCTTGTATTTCCCAATCCTTTTGCACTGATGCGCCTGGGTTGGCGCTTTCATACACAGCGCGTGGACTAGCTAACCGATCACCAGGTAACTGGTAGGCATATTTCCAAACAGAGTTTGGAGTTGTCAGCAATCTTGCTAGCTGTATTTTTTTGGTATTAAACGACCAAGGATACATCACCAATGTCGAGTCACGCGTGTCAGGATATAAACGATCACACGAATTTGATTCATCTGTTCCATCATTGAAAGATGAAATAGGCTCTGCTCCAAGCAATATTAGAGCGTCAGCGCAAATTGAAACACCAGTATCACCTGCAGCCATTAGAACCCCTTAACGTAAGAAAGGGCCGGCCTTATAAAAGACCAGCCCTCAACACTACAGTACCGACGGATTAGTCGCCGTCGGTGGCCGACAGAGTCGTGCCATCAGTCACATCCACAACACCACTTGCATTGGATACGACATACACCAGAGTGACGACGGCTGTAGAACCTGTCGAAGTCACGCAGTGGATAACGTCGCCAACTTCAAGCGTATTAGATAGCGAGTTGAAATAACCGCTAGTGTTAACGTCTGCAATTGCATCGGCTGTTTTATAACCATACAACGACGGAGCGTTACCACGCTTTGATGCGGAATACGTAGCAAAACCAGCTGTATCAAAAGCCATGATCAGCCCTCCCTTATGCCGCAGCCGCAGTATCGCGGGCTGTGATTTTAACGATACCTTCACTGTCAATCGCAACAGAGCCTGCTGAGAACAGTGCATTTACTAGCCAGCTGGTCTTCTCAGGAATGTAGTTGATCTCAGTTTTAGGCGCTATGCCTTCAGCGTAACCAATCGCCTGCGAGTGGAAAGCGTACAACGTACGATCTGACGAACCATCAATAGGCAAACCACCTTCTGTGCGGTCGCCCAGGATGTGGAATTGGAAGCCCATAAATGTCGAGATCTCGCCCTGCACTAAAGCCTTCACAGAGTTAAAGTCAGACGACGTTACCGAAGTCTGCTCAAGCATTGAGGCCAACGAATTTGCATGGATGATGATGTGACGACCATCCGAAGGCACGTTCTTAGCATTCAATATTTTTGCAGCTTCACGCAGTTTGGAAATATTCATATTGGTATTAGAGCCACCAATTGAATTAGCCACAGT